CTTCAGCTCCTCTCTCAATATAGCAAGTGTTTTCGGATTGTTCTTCGTTTCATTCCAATATGGGTCCTGGAAGTACGACATATTAGAATACATCCGGTCTTGCTCTCGTGTAAATACGATATGATTCCATTTCCTAGCAGTTGCAGTTAAGAACAGGTACGTCAGCTCTGGAATTGAAAGAGTGCTCTTCTTTGACACCTTACGGATACGCTGACCTGATTTATTCGGGTCTGCAATATCATACACGTTAAGGACTTCATCTAGGCAAGCGTCCCATTCACCCACAGGGAGCGCACTATTCTTTTGTATACGCATCTCAAGGTAATCTCCAATTGCCTTGAGCAAGTTCTCATCTTTTGGGAACCGCTCCAGGACATGAGCCCAATACGGTTGTGGTCTTTTGTTGCTCATACTCGCGCACTTCCTCTTGTTACAATTAAAATTGCGTACGGTTTGCTAAGGTTCTGCTACGAGTCCCACTATATAACACATACAGTTATTATAAACACAACCACGTAGCACGCTGTAGCAGCACACGGCGATACTTACAGTCTTATTTTAAGTATACAACAACGCGCAACAGTTTACGAAGTTGCGTAACGGGGCTTCGGATACCAATACGAAGACACAACCGGAGGTATCGAAACGTCACCCACTCTTCTGAATTCACCAGATTTAGTATAGACAATCGGTACTCCGTCAGCGTAAAGTTGAACCCCAAGAGCAATAAGATACTCCAAGGGAACAGTCTGATACCCAGGAACTACCTGGCTTTGTTGCTGCTTAAAGACTGCATTCTGAGGACTATCTGAAAGCCCCTTCGCTACCGATATCGGCATCAAAAGGTTAGCCGGATTGAGCAAGAACACATTCGGCTTTAATAAACCAGATTCAACACTCTCAACTGGGTTTTCAACATTTGCTGTAGGAGCGTCATGGTTTTCAACAGATTCAACTGGATTTTCAACAATCTCCTGCTGCTGTACAGGAACCGTACCATTATCCAGGGTTTTCGGAATCTCAGCCATGCATTTGGTAATCTCCTGTAGGCGTGCTTCTAGTTGAGGTAACACCTGGAAGTTGAGATTGGAATATTCAGCTGAACCTTCATCAGATTCTGGATGCAGACAATGCTGCTGCCACAGATACGCCAGCCTATCTTTGGTCTTATCGATTTCGACTTTTGTCTGGCTCTGAGCTCGGATTGCCTTACCTGTTTCAATGAAATAATCCAGAGTGATTCCTGCGCCTGGCTTGTATTGGTCAGAAGCCCACTTCAGAATGTCCTCATCAGACGCATCCTGGAACATATAGGTAGTCCGCCTCTGAATCAGATTACCCTTCATAGCATTCTCGATATAATTCTCCAGGAGATTCTGTAAATCAGGCAGAGAATCCTCAACAGGGTTTATAACCACGATAGGTCTGCCCTCGATGCCTTGCTCCTGAAATATCGTTAGCAACTGGTTCAAGGTATCAGCATGGGTAACAGGACTACCTAATGTGAAAACCTTATTCTGTATCGTTATCTGGTTCTGTCCGGTTAGCTCCAACGACCTCACCTCCCTGCGTACTTATCCGCCGAATCCGCTTAGCAAGGTGCTTCATACGGCACACCTCACCTGCAGACTGGTTGATAGAATTATGATTTTTCAACGGCCTCCCGCAGAACCTGCAGAATCCGGTATTATTATTCTGTTGTCCAGAAGGGTTTGTAAAATGCAGCATACATATACCTCCAAGGCAGTCAGCGCATCTCGCTCGCTAACCTTAATCTGCTTCCTAAACTCCAACCCAACCTTGTATAGATGAATCCACTCCACCCAAGGAATATTCTGTAATCCTCTACCTTGGAAGTTCGAGTAGACAGCCTTAACGAGTCCGCCTGTGTTCCAGTAATCATTGTTACACGACACGAAACGCATTATCTGTTCAAGCCATCTGAATATAGACGCATAGACAAAGAACTCATTACCTCGCTGTGCCTCGAGGTAGGTGAAGATAAACGTAAAATCACCGTCCAGAATAGCATCACAGAACGGACCAGGCTCCTCACTTATCTCAGACTGCATCCAAGGTCGGTAGTATGTCTTGAATACTTCCAAATCAGTGGTATCCAATGATTTGGCAAGCTCCAGGATTTGCAACCCGTACAACCGCATATTTGCAGGAGTGTCAACAGACGTTTTCATGTGCTCGATGATAGATGTGCTTAGACCCTTCTTCGTGAGGATATTGGCAGCCTGAGGCCACGTTAAATCCTCAATTACCAGCACATTACCATTAAAGAACGAGAGCGTAGTATCTGGGATTTTCTTTATCGAGGTGTACAGATACACAGTCGGTCTCGGAACATCCCGATGCTCTGGCTTCGGATTACTCAAGATGTCCATAAAATCAGTCAGCACCAGTACCTGATTGCTGCTGAGCATTCTGCTCTTATTCTTGAAATCAATCTCAGAAACAAACCTAGGCTCTGCATTATGCGCCTTACAGAACTGCTTCAGGTACAGTGTTCGTAGGTCATAATCATTTGACATGATTATGAACACTGCCGGAGGGTTTGCTAGGACATTTCGGAATTCACCAATATTCATGCACAAGCTACCTCCTTCCATAACTCTGAATAGAAGTAACAGACATAGTACCGGTCGAGCTCATTCAGGTTTTGGGTTAGAATCTGATAACTGGTGTACCCGGAATACATACCGCGAGCGAGGAGGTAGAACGTGTACATATCGACACTGTTCTCCTTCATGTACTTCATCAGGTCATTTGCTAATTTCAATACATACGCCAACGGTGCGTTCAGACTCGATTTGATGCTAGTCATCTGCTCAATCAAGGAAAGAACTGCTTCGGGTTTACCCCAACCGTACAGACTGTGAACCTGACCCGGGCTTGCTACTGCCTGACGTATCTCAGGAGTAGCATTCATAAATAATGACATTTCAGCATCCGACAATCCGCTGCGAATTTGCTCTGGTGTGTACGGTTGCATAGAGTAACAGATACAGCGCGAACGAATCGTAGGCAGTATCGTGTTGCTAGCCGTCAGGCAGAACCGCGCTCTCATAGGCGGCTCCTCCAGAATTTTCAGAAGCAGATTCTGTACACCAGGGTGAAGCCTATCTACATCAGGAATAAGGTACATCATTGGGTTGGTCTGGGTTTTTATAAAGTCAATGGTTTCTCTGAAATCACCGACTGAACCTGAAACCTCATAGACGTATAGACCCTCCTCTTTGAATAGACCTCGTATCAGCGTTTTCTTGCCGAAATGACTAGGACCCTGAATGAGAATAGCGCGGGCGTTTGTAGAGCGCAGACTAGCAATCAGTTCCTCTTGCCCGATAAACTCCATCAGAAATCACCTGCCATCCTCAGAAAATAGATTTTAGTGAGAGTGTATGCGTCCGGCTCCATTATTATCAGCTGAACCAGCTCATTCAACGAACAAAGAGTACGGAGCAGACGACCGTCTACCGGGAACTCTGCCAGGCTGTTACACACCTCAGCAGGCAGAGCAATGTCCTCATGAGCAACGCCCAACTGAACCTCAACCGCCTGAAGTACGAATCGTCTGAAATCCTGTACCCACGACTTGAAGTCGACGCCGTCCTGATTATTCTTATCCAGAATTTGTACCAGTTTCTTACAATCGTGGTTGTAGAAACAACGAAGGACGTCGAGCGAAACATCAAAACCGACTAACCCCAGGCACGCATTGATAATGTCAAAGTTGATAGACACACCGTATCCCAGGACTTTGTCCATCATGGTGATAGCATCACGCATACCGCCGTTTGCAAGCTGAACCAGATACCGAAGCGGGTCTCTGTCTACACCCGTTATCCCCTCCTGCTCCAGAATCCACACCAGGCGGTCAGTAGCAGCCTCGGTGTCAATTCTCGAAAAGTCGACACGGAGAACTCTCGATGTGATTGTCTTCGGGATTTTACGAGGGTCGGTCGTACAGAACAGAAGCACAACACTATCCGGCGGCTCCTCGACGAGTTTCAGAAGTGCATTCCATGCCTGAACAGTTAGCATGTGGCACTCGTCAAGAATGAAGATTTTATACTTCGTGCCAATCGGCTTGTGACGAGCATCGGTTATGATTTTACGAACGCCCTCAACACCGGTGTTATCCGCAGCGTTGATTTCATAGATGTTCGAATCACCATTCAGCTCATGCGCGAATATACGAGCACAGGTTGTCTTTCCTGTACCAGCACCGCCACAAAATAGGTAGCCGGATGACGGTGATGCATTAAGGTGATTGCGTAAAATTGTCTTTGCTTTTTCCTGACCTACGACATCTTCCAGACGAGTAGGACGATACACAGCAGCAAGGTTTCGCATATCACACCTCCTTGGTTTTAATACACATATATTATACAATAAATAGAAGTTGTAAACCGAAGTAACGTATACTGCTTAACTGCTGCGCGACTTTGTGTATACATACATATCCCAAAACGCAGCAACTAAGCAATTCACGTATCGGTAACAACAGGGCGAACTATGTGCTAGTCCGCCCTGTCATTCTGTACTCGATAATGTCTAGGAATGTCTCTAGATACCATTTGGTAACCTTTTTGTAGAGCGTGAGCTCCACTCCTATTCGTGCTAGGTCGTCTGACGTTACCGACTTTATACCCGCGGTGTAATAAAGCTCTAACGCCAACGATGAAACCCAGAACGCCCTCTGGTCACCTTTCATCCAGATTGCATATCCTGCTCGTACTCCTGGAAATTTGTCTTTCTTTAATAGCTCCGTCCATTGGTATTCACTGATGCTCGAAAGCATATCAAAGCGAGGTGATGCGCACTCTTTGCACTCTATGTAGTAGAGGTGTGGGTATAAGTACGCATCGTAGTCGCAGACGTTCTTTGAACCGGCCTTACCTGACATCTGGTCGTGAATTCGGTCATAGCAGATATGGGATTCTGCCAGCCACGTCTCGACTATACCCTCCCACTCTTTACCAGGGTCGATAGCCATTAGACGATAATACCGATTGAGGTAGTAACCGGACCGACACAAGCCAGCATGCTGCCGTAAACATCAAGCTGGACATAGCCATCATATGCACCGAAGCGAGAAATCGCGCTCAGGCAGTCGACAGAAATCGACCACGGCTTGTCTTCGCTCTTAATGCACTTGCACGGAATCTTCTGGACGCTGTCTGCACAGGTGAGAGTCAGCTCTTCCGGATTCTCCTGAGAGACCGTAACGCTGTTGTCATTAGCTGAATCAGCAATGATTGCCAGGAACTGCATAGAGGTCATAAAATCAGCCATGTTAACCTGGACAGAGTTCGTGATACCGCCCTCAAATTCAGACTTCAGTCCTTCAAGCGGGAACTGCGGGATAAAGTCCTGGAACACATTAGAGAACCGTGCTGCTGCACCGACTTCCTTAGAAATGAACCAGAACACATCGCCAGCATTGAAAATCTGAACATCGCTGTACTTCTTGCAGAAGTCAACCATACGAGCGGACAGAAGCATCGGCATACTGACAAGAGACGCACCCTTACTGATGTTGATTTCATCGGTTCCGAATGAAACCTCGCTGTCTGTGTAGACGCAACGCTCTGCGACGCTGTCCATGGTCTTCGACAACGTACCGGTGAGCAGTTTCAACTGGTCGAGATTCTGAACTGTCAGCTCCTCGCCGGACGGGGTAGCAAACTCATGTGCAGCCGCTTCGCCTGTATCATCATCGACAAGAATCGGGAGCTTCAGAGTGCCCTTCGAGTTCTTGATAATCAAGCTGTCCTCGGTAGCGGTGAGTTCAACTTCAGCGTCTCCGCAGTACGAAATCGCCTTGGTGAACTTTGCGCCGTCAACCGAAACGGTCGGGAACGACTGGGTCGTTTCACCTACCTTTGCGCTGTACCAGACCTCACCGTCATCCGGGGCGGAAATGAGATACAACACACCGTCTGCGATATGCAGGGTGATTGACGTCGCCAGGATAACGTAAGAGTTCGGAGTCAAGCCCGGTGCGACAACAGCGAGTGCCGTATCGAGCGCTGTCTTTTTACAAAGCATTGAATATTCCTCTCAATCTATTAGTTCTGCGGAGGCTGTGCCCAACCGCCCTGCGGAGGCTGTGCCCACGGAGTCTGAGAACCCTGCTGAGCCGGCTGACCCTGCGGAGCTGCATTCCAACCCTGCTGAGCCGGAGCTGCCTGCTGAGGAGGCTGCTGACCTTGCGGTGCCCAACCCTGCTGAGCGGGCTGCTGAGGTGCTGCCTGCTGCTGAGGTGCGCCCCACTGCTGAGGTGCCGGTGCGCCCCACTGCTGGTTGCCCTGAGGAGGCTGAGTCTGCGCCCATGCGTTCTGCTGGGGCTGACCGCCCTGCTGACCGCCCTGAGCTTCAACCTGAACCTGCTCTGCAACAGCCGCGTCGGAACGAGCCTTGATTTCCTCGAACTTTTCGATAGGACGTACATAGTTGCCGCAAGCCTCATCAGCTTCCTTGCACAGCTCCTTGTACTTCTTATCGTCGATACCACTGTCGCCGATAGGCATCATCGTATAGCGGGTGTTCAGACCGGTACCGGTTCTGGTAATCTCGAACTTCTGCTTGTAGAGCGGGTTGTGATAGTGCATCAGACCAGCAAGCTCCTTACGGAACGATGCAGGCTTATCCCAGACAATGCACTTGCCCGTCGAGCAGTCAAGCATACGAACGAAAACTCTTGTAGAGAGTTCCACGCCCGCCTGACACGCCGGGCACTTCTCGACCGGGTCTTTCGGCTTTCTGGGGCAGTCCACAACGAACGTATAGAAGTTCGGACCAGGCAGTCTGTGGTGTGCCCAACCGTCCACGCTCTTCTCGTCGGTGTAGAGGAATACAACCTGCTTGCGGCCGCCGTCCTGTTCAATTCGGAAGGTATCGGCCCCCTGATATTCCATCTGCTTAGCTTCATCTGCTGAGTAACGTGCCATTGAAATTCAATCCTTTCGCTTTTTGATTTTTGTTCTTGGTGTTTGGTTTTTTGATTTTTGCCTTCGATTTCTTGACTTTACATTCTTGTCATCGTTTGGCATTGTTCAACCTTACAGCCCGCATTCCGCGGTAACACGAACTGTTTGATTGTACAGATATATTATAACACAACTACGAAGCAATAACGAAGTTGCGTTACAACCTTTGTCATCGATTGCCGATTCGACGTGCGGACTTCGGCAATCCCAGGAACGGAGTGTCGTGCAGATAACGAATCATGCTAGCAGCGTTGAACATCTGCCGAATAGCAATATTGTTCGTGATGTCCTCCACGCCGTCGTCCATGATTTCATCTGAATCACGAGTCGGGTCGATTTTACGGAGCCGTTCCGTAGAGAACCCAGCTTCCTCGATGATTCTGCACACCTCTTCCTTTGCCTCGGCACCCAACCAGCAGAAATGGTCCTGAGCACCCGTTGTACGCTCACCGACGTTCATCGCTGCCAGCTTATTGTGACGCGGAATAAGAACCGTTCCGTAAATCGCGCCTTTAAGCCAGGTAGTTGAGTCAACCGACGTGAAGTCGATGTACTGCAGAATATTCAGCGCGGTCATACCAAAACCGTGAGTCTTTACCTCCGGGTTGATACGCTTGATGCGCTGGAATACTTCCTTACAGAACACAAGTCTGCGGTCTGTGGTAGTTTCAGTATGCGGTGAGATTCCGATGTACTGGAGTGGTCTGCCGTCAGCATCCTTATATCTCAGCATATTCTCGAGCCACGAGAAATCCTCACCTTCATGGAAAACAGGAATGAACCTATCCCACAAACTCTTGTCGAGCCGCTCTCTCATGTGCAGGAAGTTCTCCCACGACACTCTAGGAGCATCGAGGTACACCTGACGGTCCTGCACGACGTTTGACTTACCAGGAATGTAGTCAACCTGAACCATGACATCAAAGTACCTACCGTACTCATTGAGGTAGGCGATGTAGTCATCGAGGTCAATTTCCTTTCCCTTCGTGTACGCGGAAAACGCACCAGAGTCAACGAACAGCTTCATCCCGGGATGCTGGTCTTTGTACCCCATCCACCGCTTCAGACGTGACCGGTCATTCAGCTGCGAGAACAGTCGATTGTAACCCTTCTCAACCAGGTACTCGTCAACCTTGAGCGGTGCTGAACCTGCGAAGTAAAGTTGCGTATTCAGCAAACTCCATACCCTCTTTCTAATTGATTTAGATATTTATCTGCCCGTTCCTTCAGAACATCAAGGAATCTAGAGGACAGGCGTAGATACTTATGTTTCGCGACTGCTTTGTCCTGTACAAAGTAGGTCGCTCTTTCCCAATGCTTGTGAACCACATTATACAGGTAGGAGAACAGGCGTCGGTACTTCTTAATTGCACCTTCCTGGTACTCCCACTCTTGGTCGTCATTCAACCTGGCGCGTCGTTGTTCAGGTTTCAACTTAACCCACGACTCCGGAAGGTATTTTCCTCCAGCAGGACCGACGTACTGAACAGCACCGCTGCTAGCAGAAACAGTGAACCGGCAGCCGTCATAATTGAACGCTGCGATGACTTTATTTGCAGCCCTATACCCGAGTGTGATTAGGTCATTGATATTCTTCTTAACATACTGAACCGCAACAGCAAATGATGTCTTTGCTTTATCCAGCTTCTTCCAGCGCTCTGTATAGAACGGCACATATTGTGTCATGCTCTTTGTATACCGACGCGACTCACGAGTAATCTTTTTCCAATCACCGTTGGTGAGATGTAAGGCGGCTTCGTGACCGCTCATCTTACCTATTATAACCTGATGCACAAGGTCAAAGAATTCGTCACGTTTCTTCTCAGAAAACGCCTGCGGTGCGAATACAGGTTCAAACGACTTCAGAAGCGCATTCCAGCGGAATTTTGAAAGTCGCGGTGAGATAGATTGAAGCCTAGAAACAAGAGCATCCTCATGTTTTCTAACACGGAGGTACATATCCTTGAACGCAGGTATCTTGCATGGCTGTGTGAACATCAGCACATGATTGTCAACCGAGGAGAAGAAGTGATGATACAAGGTTGAATTGACCTCTTCCTTGTAATCTGATGCAATCTTTTCAGATTCATCCCACTCGGTTACACTCCATGCAGAATTACGCTCCAGTCTCTTTGCTCTCTTATTCTTGGCTTCAACAACCCATGCCTTACGATTTACCTCCAGCTTGGGCTTTATCACATTATTTATAAAACGCTGATGGTCGTCACCCAGACACTCAAGAACAGCAGACCAGCTGTATCTTGCAACGTCTTCCAGAGTGCAGTCACCTTTAGCATAACGGACTCTTGCATCCCAGGTTGACATAAACATTACCGACGAATTGATGCAGTTGCCCTCTTGGTCATACCATCTGTTCTTCTTAGATGTATATGTTTGACCGCTGTACTCTGCAGTTTTCGGAACGTGTCTAGACAACCAATCAGCAATACCAGTTAAGCAGTTTACTGCAAACTCGTACGAAATCAAACCGTTGCGTACGAGTTTCTTTTGCACAGACTCACACAGCTTTTCTGCTTTCAGTTTTCCGTCATTATACAAGACTGCCTGAACGCATTCCGGAGGTTCTGAGATTACACGCTGAACCTCAGCTTCAATATCAAACGTATCCGGAATTCGTGCTACCTTGATGTCCTTGTAATATAGTATGCGACTTCCTTTGTAGAGACGGCTTAGGAACCAGCCATCGGGTAGCTGTTGTTCGAAAGCAGTTCTTGGGAGAACCCTTTGTAACATTATCTTGACCCTTCTTTCTTGACGCGTGGTTGTGTTAGACTCACATCTTAATATAAAAGTTACAATCAGTTTACAACTTTACGCAGTATCAAGATTATAACACACGTTCTGGTGACACTTCGAATTTATGACACTATGCACCGAAATCGTACGCATTATGTAGTGTCTTTATTATAACACTTTGGTACATACAACATCGAACTTATTTTTGGAATACCGGTATGCCGGTGGTTATACTATATTATATAACACAACCGTTTCTTCTCGACTTGTCCGCGATTTTTGCACGACTTTTTGTCGGGTTTGCGGTTTTGCCGCGTCAATCGTTTTTGCTACGGCAAAAGAGATTTGTAGCGAAGGAGAACGAAGTGCGAAAGCGCGGAGTGATGCGAAGCAGTTTCATCCATGTTTACTGGTGTAATATATTAGGTGGAGCGGTAGGCGAACATATAATATATTGTGAGGTATACAAAAACATGAGAATCAAAAATACTACACAAATCAGACAGTATAAATCAAGTGCGTCCTCAACAATCTCAACAAAAATGCGGTGAAAAATGAACGAAGTTACGATTTTTCGAACTGCTGCGGCAACTGTGTTATAATACAATTACAATATAATAATACGAGCACCGCGATTAAGGAGGATGCGAATGTTCTATACATACAAAGGCGAACCGGTGGATCTTCTCAACAAGACTACCAAAGAGTACGAATTGTACCGCTATGCCGGTAGACCTACGCACACATGGGTCCCACGTTACGAAAACGGTATCGAAATCCCTCTTATTCCTGTAATGGAAGAGGTTCTCGAACCGGACTCAGACAAGCTGGACTTTTCCTACTGGATTACTGACCCATACCAGCACCAGAAGGAATTCTTAAAGTATTCACAATCACACGCCCAAATGCTGCTGCTTGACCAACCTGGTCTGGGTAAAACCAAGCAGTCTCTGGATTTGATTGCAAACCGAATTCGCGCTGGTCAAATCCAGAAGGCTCTGATTATTGTCGGCGTGTCTGGACTTCAATACAACTGGCTTGCAGAAGTCAAGAAGCACACAAAGCTAGTCGGGTACATACTAGGCACTCGAGCAGTTGGCAAGTCCGGCGTTAAAACAAAAATCGGCTCTGGCAAAGACAAGGTCGATGATGTGGCACGGCTTCGCAAGACGAGTTCGCAGGTTATCATAACCAATATCGAATCGCTGCGAAATGCTCAAATCGTTGAGCAGTTGAAACTGCAGATTCAGAACGGCATTATCGGTATGGTCGTTGTGGACGAGGTTCACAAGTGCAAAAACCCGAAGGCGAAGCAGACCGAAGGACTCCTGACTCTCAATACACATTATAAACTGG